ACGCATTGAGATACGCTCTGTATTCATTTGTAGAGGAAGCACCTACGTTTTAACTACCTAATAAAAAATAAACCTTGACTTTTAGTTCATAGGTTGTTATGATTATCAGATAGTGTTCTAAAATTATGTTAAAGAGAGACCCAGTTAAATACATAAGGGATAAAGCAAAGTCAAGATACGAAAAAGCAAGTAGTTGTTATATTTGCGGGGACAATAAAAGACTTGATTTCCATCACTACTACACATTAGCTCCTCTTCTAAATAAGTGGTTAGAGGAGAAAAAGAAGACACGCCCAGAACATTATACTGATGAGTATATTACAATCTGGAGAGAAGAATTTATAGATGACAATTGGGCAGAGTTATATGAGGAAACAGTAACTTTGTGCCATAGTCATCACTTAAAGCTCCATAGCATTTATGGAAGAGACCCAGCGTTAGTTACTGCACCAAAGCAGGAACGTTGGGTAGAAATACAGCGGGAAAAGAATGGCTTGGTATAATTGGTTTTCAAAAGAAGCAGCGCCCGCAGAAGAGAAGTTAAACCCTTCCCAGCCAGACATTGTGCTAGGTATTGAAGGTAATGGACCCATAGGTACGCGTGAGTCCTTTATAAAGTATACAGATTATTATGAGAAGCTGGAGGTGGTTAATAGGGGTGTAAACATGCTCGTCGATGACGCAGCAGAGATACCCGCACGGATTGGAGATCCTACAGGAGTTATTCCTGTAGCAAAAGGTGTTCGTAGAAGTCGAGTAGACAAACTACTAAATATCGAGCCCAATCCTTTTCAAGATATTAATACATTCAAGCGAAACCTCATCACTGATTATATCTTGGACGGCAACATTTTTGTTTACTTTGACGGCGTTCACCTCTATCACCTTCCAGCGAACTACATGGACATTGTTCCAGACGAGAAAACCTATGTAAAGTCTTATAGGTTTAGGGACAATATCGACTATAGCCCTAGTGAGATAATTCATATAAAAGAAAATTCTTTTAGAAGTTTATACCGGGGCACCAGCAGATTAAGCGCAGCAAAGAGCATAATGGACTTAGTATGGAAAATGAGACAATTCCAGATAAAGTTCTTTGATAACGGCGCAGTTCCAGGGCTAATTCTCAAACACCCGAGTAGTTTATCACCAAAGAATAAGCAGAAAATGATTCAATCTTGGGCTAATTCTTATTCTCCCACTGGGGGAGGAAGGAGACCCCTTATTCTTGATGGTGGAATGGATATAGATAAAATAAGTAATGTAAACTTCAGAGAATTAGACTTTGAAGCATCTATTTCTGCCGGGGAAAAGGAGATACTAAAAGTATTGGGAGTTCCACCGATTATGTTAGATAGTGGTAACAACGCAAATATACGACCCAATCACAGAATGTATTATTTGGAAACAGTAACTCCCGTAGTACGAAAGATGAACTATGGTTTTGAGAGGTTCTTTGGTTATAAAGTTGCCGAAGAGGTTTCAGACATACCGGCCCTGCAACCAGAGCTTAGAGATGCTGCTTCTTATTATTCAACATTAGTTAACACTGGAATAATAACACCTAATGAAGCTAGAGAAGCTCTGAACTATGAAGCAATGCCAGAGGCAGACGAAATTAGAGTTCCAGCAAATATAGCAGGCTCGGCAACAAATCCCACAGAGGGTGGGCGTCCTACAGAGGAGGAAGACAGTGAATAGAACAGAAATTCTACATACTCTTTTAGAGTTCTTTCAGGATCAAGGAAGAATACTCAAAAGGTCAGAGTATATGAGGCTAGGAGCAAATGCTCCCATCCATTGGAGGTCTTTAAGAAAACATTTTAGCAACCGGGGATACCACACCACCCTGAAGTTGCTACAGAGAAAGTTTCCAGCAGAATATCGACAGCTATTGAACGGAGATATTCAAGCAAAAAAAGAAGAACCCCTCGTTGAAGAGCCGGTTCAAGCTTGGGAAGACAAGTTAAGTCCTCTTGAGAAACTAAGGCAGCAGAAAGATGGATAAAATTTTCCATATCGGCTCCACGTTTAAATCCTTCAGTGAAGGTGACGATTTGTTTATTGCTGGTATGGCCAGTACTAACCACACAGATCGGGTGGGTGATGTTGTTTCAGCTGAGGCGTGGACAAAAGGCGGATTAGACAATTACTTGAATAATCCTATTATTTTATTTAATCACGATTATAATCAACCTATTGGCAGGGCTATGGGCCTGAAGACTGGAGATAATGGTCTTGAGCTGAAGGCAAAGATTGCAAAATCTGCCGGACACGTAGGCGAACTGATTAAAGAGGGCATCCTTGGAGCATTTTCCGTTGGTTTTAGGGTCAAGGATGCTGAATATATGACCGAAACTGACGGATATAAGATCAAGGATGCAGAGCTATTGGAAGTTTCCGTAGTCGCAGTGCCTGCTAATCAGGCTGCAACCTTTTCTATTGCGAAATCTTTTGACTCTATGGCTGAGTATGAAGACTTCAAAAAATCTTTTAACCAAGATGAAACTTCTAACACTGAAGAGATTCAGACAGAGGTGGATTCGGTGCCCCAAGACTTATCGCAAGTCGAAGCAAAGGAGAAAACTATGAGCGATATTGATATCGACGCGATTGTATCCGCTGCTGTTGAAAAGACTGCGGCGGCAATGGCAATGAAAGAAGCAGAACGCAAATCTGAAGAGAAGGCTGCTGTAGAGGCTGAGCAAAAAGCCGCTGCCGAAGCTGAAGCTCAAAAAGCTGCTGAAGAAGAGCGTATTAGCGTAGCTGTAACAACAGGCGCTGAGCAGCTGCTGGCTGACGTTGAAAAGCGTTTTGCCGAAAGGAATGCTAACCACATGGAAACTGTGGCAGAGCTTCAAAAAGAATTGGCTGAAAAGTCAGAAGAAATTAACAAGATCCGTGAGTCTAAGCGTGTATTCGCTGACCGTGGTGAAGTTAAGAGCTTCAATGAAACCCACGCCCAAGAAATCACAGATGCCCACATTTTGGGTGTAGTGACACAGAAAGGCTGGGATACAAATTATGCCAAGAACCTGTTGACAAAGGCAGTAAATGACAACGGTGCTGTAGCTGTTCCTACTGAAACTCAAGAATTGTTTGAAACAACAGTTTCTACAGAGGTTCAGCGCGATATCGAGCTTGAGCTTGTTATTGATCCTCTGTTCCGTAAGATTCAGATGAACTCAGCTGCAATGGCAATGCCTTTGATGCCTGATGCGGGTTACGCAGAGTTCTTGGCCACTGGTAGCACCGCTGGTCGCGGTTCTGGTAGCCAATACAAAGGTAACTTGGAAGGTCGTGATGCGGCTTCTCCGGGTGCTAATGACGGTATCGACATGGGTTCCAAAGTACTCACCGTTAAGAAGATTGTTTCTAACACATATCTTGCTAACGAAGTAGAAGAAGATGCTATTATGCCTGTTCTTCCTCTTATCCGTGAAGCTATGGTTCGCGCACACGCACGAGCTATTGAAAACGCTTTGCTCCTCGGCACAACTGGTGCTGGCGGCGCAGGTTCTTTCTCAGGTCTAGTAGAGCTGGGCGGAAACGACGTTGACTTTGGTTCAGCTGGTCTAACCGCTGCTGGTCAAATTACAGCGGCTCATCTTCTTGACATGCGTCAAAGCATGGGTAAGTATGGTCGTCGTCCTTCTGATGTTGTTTACATCGTATCTTTGGACGCTTACTATGACTTGCTTGATGATCCAGAGTTCCAAGACGTCAACATCGTTGGCTCTAACCGCGCTACTAAGATTAGTGGTGAAATTGGTCAGGTTTACGGTTCACCCGTTATCGTTTCTGACGAATTTGCTGCTAAGGCAGACGGCGAATACTGGGGCGTAGCTGTTAATCCTCGTAACTTTGTTGTTCCGGTTCTCCGTGGTGTAACCATTGAGCAGGACTACGAAGTTGCTAATCAACAGCGAGTTCTTGTAGCATCTCAGCGTCGTGGTTTCGACCTGATGTTTGCTAACCAAGGCGTTGATTACAACTCAGTTGGTGGAACCTGGTAGTATTAGGGTTTATTGACTTAGGGGTTGCTTACGCAGCCCCTTAGTAACCCAAGTCTAGAGAAGCAGAATGGCAGACTTAATTACATTAGATCAATATAAGTTGTTAGAGGGTATAAACTCGACTCAATATGATGAAAAGTTTGAGACTCTAATTACTGCCGTAAGTGCTCTTGTTCGTAATTATACTGGACAGGAATTTGATACTTATAATGCTTCTCCAGGCGTTACCGAGACTTTCAACATACGTTGGGATTCTGATACTGTGGAGCTGGGCTATGGCCCAGTTCTACAGATTCAGAATGTCTATGAGAGAACCGCTCAATCTTCTACATATGTCGAGCTGTTCTCTGATGGTGCGGGAAGCCCCGCCTCATACGATTACTCTTTGGAGAGACCCTGTTTCCTAGTTCGCACTAGTGATACAGGATATAAGAACTGGCCAACAGGTATTGGTTCAGTAAAAGTAACCTATACTGCTGGATATACATCAATTCCAGGAGATATAGAGTTAGCAGTAGCGGACATTATCAGCTATTATCATAATAATGAGCAGAAGCAGAGACAAAGTATTGCTTCCGCTACAAGAGAGGGTGCTCCAGCATCGGCTATACGAAATGACCCCGGCTTTCCAGACCACATTCGTCGTGTTCTGGATTTGTACAGGAACATTTAGTGAGTAGGGAAAGCCAACAAAAGCT